CAACTGAGCGACAAACTACTGCATACATTAATGAAAATGATCCAGAGCCTTTGCAGAATCAAGACACTCCTCAACAATATATTTTTCAACGAGAATCAATTCTGCAAAATTTTGTGAGTCAACGATTAAGACTGGTTATTCCTGGTAACTTTGCGGTAACATCTGGAAAAACATTGTATCTAAATGTACCACGTAGAGGTTTTGATTCAGATGATACAGATAATTTTGATATTACGTTAAAGGGCAAATACGCTATTTTGGCTACAAGACATATGATACGACATAATAGGTTTGAAACCATTGTGGAAGCGGTAACAGATTCAACCGAAAGACCTGAATTTACTGCAAATCAGCAGGAGATGGATAAACAAATGGAATCGTTTAAGTAATGAAGACAGAATATAAACAACACCAAGGTATGTACCATGGTATCATTGAAGATATTGATGACCCATTAAAACTGCATCGTTTGAGGGTTAGAGTTATTGAAATACACGATGATGATAAACAAAGAATTCCAACTACAACGTTGCCGTGGTTTCAGCCATTATTTGCAGTAAACAATTCTGATAAAGCCTCTGCACCTAAACTTGGTGATTGGGTTTTGGTGTATTTTCCTGATCCTGATTCTGCACAATTTGGTTATGTGATGGGTGTAATTCCTGGTATTGTATCTGAAGAAGAAGTGCCAGAACTTGTGGTAACAGCAAAAAGACCAGTTAAACCGGCCGGTGATCCAGCGGGAAATGTAGGTTATCCCTCAACTGCACCAACAGGTAGAAGTGTTGTCACGGGCACTGGTGTTGATAGGACAAACAACAAACTTATTCACGTTTGTGATATTACAATTGAAACGGACCGAGTTGTTAATGCTGTAACAAGACAATTTAGTGAAGTTGTTGCTGCAATCAAACAAGCAATTGCAACTCTGTTAAAGACTCTTGGAGCTACAGATAGGTCTGGCGAAGTTTTGAAACTTACTGAAATTGCTAAAAATATTGCAAGAGAAATAAAAAAAGTTACTGATTTTATTAAAGACATTAATCAAACAATTGCCGGTTATTTAAAAATTGTTGCAAAGATTAGAGCAATGATTGCGTACATCTTAAACTTGCCTGCAAAATTATTAGCTGAGTTCCAACAATGTTTGGCCAACTTATATAAATCATTACTTGCTGGTTTTACAACAGGTTTTGCTGATATTGGTTTAGTTTCTGATTTAAAAGAATTGGCCACTGCTGTTAATGAAGTTGGTACTGAAATTGCGGAAGTTGCTAAACAAGGTGCTATTTTGGCCAGTACACCACAACAATTAGGTGCAGTTCTTGTGGCACCATCAAGTGCGGCCGACATTAAAGCATCTGAAACCGCATTTACAAATTACATGGCATCACCTACAGCATACAGTTCATTGGTGCCAGCTACATCGTCTTTGACAGCATCAACAGAAGCAACAGCTATTTCTAATGCTAATATCACAGACCCAACTAATGCGAAACTGGCTTAAATAATATGGCAATTACTAATGAATATTCTCCACCAGATTATAGTTGGAGACAAAGAGAGTCTGAGGCTTCGGTAGAAAATCCTCCAAAGTATCCTGACAATAACGCTACACAAACAAAATCAGGACACTTATTTGAATTGGATGATACGTTTGACCGTGAACGTATCCGCATTCACCACAGAACAGGTACATTCATTGAAATGCATTCTAATGGTGATGAGACACATAAAATCGAAGGCGATGGTTATGAAATCATTGCTGGTAACAATTACGTACACATTACTGGATTTTGTAACATCACTATTGAAGGTGATGCTATTGTCAATGTTAAGGGCAATAAAACAGAATTGATTGAAGGCAATTTGAATCAAGTTGTCAAAGGCGATTACACACAAGTTGTTAAAGGTGAATCTAGAATTTTAGCCGATGGTAATATGACTGTTGGATGTGGTTCTGACTTTCTTGGTTCTCTGAGGTTAGTTACTGGTGACCACATGAGACTTGAGGGTGACCTATCAGTTAATGGTGGTATCTCCGCAACAAACATTACTAGCGAAAACTGGGTTGCAGCTGGCGTTGGTGTAAATGCAGGACCATCCGGTTTTGTTTCTATACTTGGTGGTTTGGCTGTAGGTTTTCCAATTGCTATTCCAGGTTCTGTGACTGCTGCTGTGCAAGTTAAAGCACCACTTGGTTCATTCGGCACAATGTCAGCCGTATTGATGACTGATATGATTAATACAAAAATATTTGATACACATATTCATATGGCTAGAGGTCCAACTTCTCCACCAATTTCTGGTCCAATGATTTAAGGAATATATTATGGCTTCTTTGTTTTCCCGATTAAATTATAACTACGTAGATACCAATTCAGTTATTAGTGAATTATCTACTGAAGTGAGAACGACACTAGATTCTATGCCGAAGATGTTGACTTCTTGGCAAGCTGCTGATTTAGCTAATAATGATACTGGTGGTTACTTTATTAATCCTTGTGCTAATGTGACAAGTAATATTTGGAGTGTATCTAATAATTTGGTGAATGTTACAAGCTCACTACAAGGCTCAGGTAATTTGACTGGTCTGTGGACTCATATTCGTAGCACTTTTGCTTACATCAGTAATAGCGCAACCGGTAACACACAAGCTGGTGACTTCCTTGCTCACACGAACAGAATTTCAGGCGTAACTTCTATAACAGTATCATCTGACCAAGGTGTTGCAAATTTACCACATTATGAGACTGCCGTTCAAACAGGCAAAGCAGTAGTATCATTAATTTACCAAACAGAAGGTGTATCCAACAATGCGCCAATTATGGGCAACTTTACGAGCTTGTTTGTGGCTAATGATTTGATATCAATCTATAATACTGTGGTCACATATGCAAATACGATTAACAGTAGTATTTCGATTTCAGGTTCTGGTAGCGAAATGGATCCATTCATTAGAACTTCCAATCTGACATTCAACACAGTAAATGCCATAGCAACCACAGCTAATTCTGCTAACTCCATCTTCTATGACCGCAGAGTCCATGATGAGCAGTTTTATAAGAATTCGTTAAGTATTCTTACAGACTACAAAAAGGCTCGTGGTGTTGGAAGTACAGGTCAAACAGAAGACTTTTTAATTAAAAATTATATTGGCTCAAGTAAACTATTATCTAGGATAGGTTGAATAAATAGAAAATGGCAATAGGAATAACCACAACCGTAAGAGAATATCGTGACTTGGATTTGAATTTTAAGATTCATCCAATCAGGAAAGATATCAATAAACATACTGCTGAGATGGCGGTAATCAATTCCATTAAGAATTTGGTACTGACTCAGCATTATGAAGTGCCTTTTCAACCAGAAATTGGTTGTAATATCCAAAAGTTACTATTTGAACCTTTGGATCCAGTATCGGCAACTCTCATTCAACGTGAGATAACGCAAACAATTCAAAACTTTGAGCCTAGAGTTAGTGTCTCAAAGGTACAAGTATTTCCAGATTATGATAAGAATGGTTTTAGGATTGCGATGGAATTTTTCATTGTCAACAGAACCGAACCAGTAACAATACAATTTTTCTTAGAACGAGTACGATAAATGGCACAAAATCGTTTACAGGTAACAGACCTTGATTTCGATACAATCAAGACCAACCTAAAATCATTCCTAAAACAACAAACTGAATTCCAAGATTATGATTTTGAGGGTTCTGGTTTAAATGTTTTGGTTAATCTTTTAGCTTACAATACACACTATAATGCCTACTATCTAAACATGGTTGCCAACGAGGCATTCTTAGATACTGCCCTGTTGCGTGATTCTGTGGTTTCTCATGCCAAGACATTAGGCTATGTGCCTTATTCTAAAACTGCACCTACAGCAACTATCAACCTAACAATCAATAGTGGTAACACAACATTGGATACATTAACTATTCCAAAGGGATATGTTTTTAATTCTAAGTTGGTAGATAAACGTATTTTTGGTTTTGTGGTTATGAATGGCGTTACTGTCACAAAATCTGACACCAGTTATTACTTTGAGAATTTAGAAATCAAAGAAGGCCAGTTATTGAATTACACTTTCAATTATGATGAGAGTGCTAATCCAAAGTCAGTAT